TTTCTTGTTCGCCATGTCACAGATCCCTGTGTGGATACATTGGCCCTGTCAAACAAACGGGCGCCGGGGTAGAACCCTCACGCGGATTATCAACGTAATCGCATGAAGTGTTTTCGTAAAGCGTGTCGATCTTCTTCGTGCCGGCACAACCTTCCTTCAACGTACAGTCCGCAAGAAATGGTTCTCTGCCCTGATCGGTATCAATCATTTCCGGATCAGGTGGTGCATTCGGACTGAATGTGTTCGTGATGTTAGGGCTGCTATTGCCCCTATTCGGTTCACTCATTTCAAATCTCCGGTTAAAGGTCGGGGCGACCGAAGCCGCCCCTTCCATAGTCGCTAGGCGCCAACGTCGAACGAGTGTCCCTTCGAGGACACACCGTAAGATGTTTTCTTCCCAATTGACTGTCGTGGATTTCCACTGATGGCATTTACGCCTTCATGAATGTGAAAATCACTTGAGACTTCAGAATCGAAGTCCTTCCGCTCGCTAAGGCCGTACTCCACCCCGACGCTCTCATCCGACATGAACGATCCTCTGATCGTGCTGGATTTGTGCGCTGGTGCAACGTACTCGCCCGAGAAAGCCGGGTAACTTTTACCTGCCCTTTCCATAGCGATTCCCCTTAGTACCAGTCAATAGAAACGGTAACTTCACCGTCGCCGCTTGTAAGACCGCCATCACTGTCGATCTCCACAAGTGTATCTGCAGCTAACTCAACATCGTTGACACCCGCTACCACTTCCGCGCCAGCCGCTTTCAACTCAGCAGCCGACATGGCCTGCCCTGTGTTGATAAGTGCTGCTGCGATAGATAGAGAAGCGGGAGCGACGGCTGCATTGTTGCCAACCGAAATCACCGAATTAGTTGCGCCAACTGTGGCAACTGTAGCGACGAATTCGATTCCTCGAACGCGACCTACTCTGCCGGCCGGGCCGATAATGCGCCCGAAAATAGCAGATGTGTCCACTGCAACCAATGGTGCAAAACGATAAGTCCGAGAGAGCTTACCACCGTCATAGAATTGTCCAGACATAATAGCCTCCCTTACTCAGTTGAGTCCCATTTGAGGATGCGAGCCTGCACTGCATCGGTGTGGACAAGTCCATAACCGAGAAGCGCGTACCACGCAACGCCGCGAGATCGACCATAATCAGTCGGGATCTTGCCGCGAATTTCCTCTTGGATTGAGAACGCCTCAACAACCGTATCCTGTCCGAAGAAGAATATAGCGTCTGAGAACGTCCAGCCTTCCGCTGCGATATTGGTCTGTTCGCAATAGCGAATTCCCTCGTAGCGGCCCTTCTCACCGTTCATGATTACATGCCAACCTTCTGACACATACTGGTGAATCGCTTCCAGATCGTCCTTGAATGCTCTCAAGGTCGTTGGACGCGCCAGCGCCATGTAGTGAGTACCATCGAACGTCGGAATGTCACGCTCGGCCATTTCGTCAGCAACCAACTTGGCTTGCGTATTCGAGAATTCCGAGTCAGGCGCACCCGAAGGCGTACCGTTAGTCGTGACAGAGATCGTAGCACCAGTACCAGTTCCGACGATGCGTAGAGGCGTAAGCTCGAACTGTGCGTTAGCAGCAGCATCAAGCGCCTTACGGGCGTCATTCTTCAATACCTTGTGAATAATCTCAGTAACCGGATGCTCCGACAGATCATCCAGTTTCTTTGTGAACGGAACAGAATTGCCGTACTCCGTCACAGTCAATGAGTTCTGACTGATCGTGAAGTTTGTTTCCGGCATGATATCTGTTTCGTTCAGCGTACCGCCCTGCGTCGTCACGTCCGAATAGACGTTCCAGTTGAAGGTGTCGCCTTTGCCTTTTCCGAATGCCTCTCTGGCATCACAAAATTGACGAAAACGCACCATCGGTTGCAGAGCAGTTCTGAGCTTCCTGCTCAGGTTAGGCGACCACATATAACCGCCCAACGAGTTGGTTTGCCAAACTTGTCCAGCCATGACAAAACCCTCCTTATTTGCTCGTTAATTTCATGATTAGACCGGTTGCCCCCGCGATGCTTTCAGTTCTGCAAAAGCGTCTTGCGGCGATTGCTCATTCTCGTCGGCCGGTTCCGGCTCCCGATATTGTGCGCCTGCTGCTGGTGTTGGCATTCGGACTAATCCCGTTTTGCGTTCCAGACGAGTTTCGGTGGTGTGAGCCGACACAGGGGAGTTTTGATTGCCAGGCACAGGAAGCGGCGTGACGCCGGTATCCTGCGGTTGACCTGAAATATCTTTCACCCATGCGCGCGTTCTCTTTCCTGCCTCATCCATGACTTGAGTCATATCCCAATCGGGATGCTGTTTCTCAAGAAGTTCGCAAGCATCGTCCGCCATTTTGAACAGTCGCGTATCAGCCATGATGTCCGGATAGTCTGTCTGGAACTGTGTATAGCCCGTAGAAACGTCCTTCTTTCGTGATTGAGCCGTCAACGTACCTTGTGCGATCGTTGCCGCTTCTCGCGCAATTGCGTTCGTATCGATTGGCGTAGGTCGCACTGCGACCGCGCTGTTTCGGATCTTCACAAGCGTTTTTGCGAGTTTCTTTGCTGCATCTTCCTCGGTTCCCGAGAAAGCCGTACTGAAGATGTCGTTGGCTTCCGTCAACAGATCTTCATCCGTCAGGCCCGCTACGGGTGCTGCCGGTCGTGCTGGTTGTTGTGAGGCCACGTTCATTCGAGCAGTCAGCGCGGCCTCACCGGCGCTGAGTCGATTTTGCCTATCATCAAGAATCTTCTCGGCTTGAGCCGCATTCTGCATGCGTATCTCGGCCGACAATCCGATCTGCACCTGGCGCTTCGCATCGGCGAGTGGGACAAGACGATCTTCTCCGTTCACCTTCGCTTTGACCATTGGCACAGCACCGTTCATCACAATGAAATCCGCTAATGGATCATCTGCCAAATTGGCGGGTAGATCCGCGCGCGGGGCGGGTACTGGTGGTTGGTGCATCGGCTGTCTAGCCCCTGCACCGTCATTTCCTCCGTAAGCCGGCACATCGTCGTCGTGGACGATTCCGGCTTCGGCATTCGCTGTTTTGATTGCGCCGTCGATGCGATCCTGTACGTCTTTTAGACCGGGATCGCCAGCAACGGCTTCGGCAATTTCTTCATTACGAGCAGCTTCTTGCCGCTCTGCCATCGCTTCAAGTTGAGCGTTACGTGGGTTAGGTTGAATGTCAATTTCTTGTGACGTATCAACATCGGGATCTATCATGGGCGGCGCCTGTGAAGGAGCCGCGCCCTGTCGGGTGGCGGTATCGTTCATTGTCCTTCCTCGTTTCTATAGTTCTCTAACATGGACGCGGCCTGATCTCCGCGCGTAACGGCTTCGACGCACCATCGCAGAAAATTCGCTGCTGCTGCTGCATCTGCTTTCAACTTTGTGTACTCCCTTTTGCCTTCTGGCGTGTAAGGATCGATGTCGAACATTTCGTCACGGCAACGATCGTACTCTTGCTTCGCGCAACCGTGCAAATAGCGGCCCGTACTAGACGTAAGGAATTGCCGAACATCCTCACCTAATACTGCCTCTGCAAAAAATTCGCGCTCTTGTTCATTTACAAATTCAAGCTGCGTCGGGTCAGCCATATCTATTCCTTTTTGTCGGGTGGTGGTTTAGTTTTCAGTGGATCTTTCTTCACTTTCTTTTCTTTCTCAGTTTTCTCGCCGCTAGGCTTCGGAGTGTCCATCGGCGCACCGTAAGCCGGCTCACCTTCAGACCCTTCATGCGGTGGGCCGGGATCTCGAACGCCGGTTCGAGGCGACTTCACTTCACTTCCGCCTGTCTGACCACGTTCGTTTCGAGTGCGCTCGTCAGGCGGTGATGCCACCGGATCTGCATCTTCGATCACGCCTTTCGTACCGCGGTAATCTCGCCTTACTGAACCGGAATCTTCAGCCATGACTAATTCCCCTTCGGTTTCTTGGCAGGCCGGCCAGTCTGTGCGCTGTCAACAGCATCATCGATGCTGCGACGACGACCACGTATCGCGTTACCTGTGCCTCGTAGTCCGGTATCTTTTCGAGCTTTTCGAGGGCGTTTATCAAAAATTTTGCCAGCCATGTCAAACCTCCGCAGAGCCGAGTTCGTTACCATCCTGATCTTCGATCGTGACGATCTCTTTCACAGGCGCGTTCGTGCGACCCTTTTCACGCACCGTCTTAATCATCGGCTTCAACTGCGCGTTGTATTTGATCGAGTAGATCTTCATGTGAGGAATCGGATTGGCAAGATTCCTCGCGACCTGTGATGCCGAGTCCTCGACATAGGCCTTCGAAACTTCGTCATGCGTTACTGCAGGCACGGCCGCAACTGCGGCAACCGCGGCAACCGCGGCGACACCGGCGATCGGTGGATCTGCCGTCAGATCTTCAATAACTTCGGCAACAGCCGCGATAGCCGCGACAGCCGGCACGGCAGGCGTATCCATGACCTCTTGCGTAATTACAACTAAAAACTGACTCATACTCCTGCTCCTGTTTCACGCCTGAGCGCGTGTTCTTTCAAAGCGACTACGTTATCCATAGCCTTCGATTGTCGTGTGGTTCGATCCTTCATGCGATCGAGGCCAAGTTGCTGGTACAGCGTACTGAGCTTCATGTTGCGATCGAGCGCGAGCTTGGCAAAGCCGAGTTCGGCTGTCATTTCCAACTTCATCACTTCACGCTGGTGACGCATCTTATCGTCAGCCTTGCCTTTCTCAAGCTCGGCTTTCTTGAGCGCGATCTCTGGATCTTCCTTCGGCGGATTTTCTTCGATGAATTGCTTCTGCTCCGCTTCGGTGCGGAAGAACCGCGTTGCATCCTTGTAGCCAAGCGCGCCGTAGATTTCATGGGCGACATCTTCTGACTTCATGCGAGGCGCCATGCCTGGCAGTTGCGCTGCGTTCTTCGTTGCGTACATCAACTTCTCGACGCGGCGCTGTGGATCAGTGTTACCCATACCCACGTTCACGCGCACGGTCATTTCCTGCATGAGCAGATCGTCCGTGATTTCGTCAATACCAAACTTCTGATACAGGCCAGCCTTCTTGCCGGCCAGCCCGAGAATCGTTGCGTCCGTTTCGAAGAACTGTTCGAGCCGCACCATCTGACGGAGTGTAGGCTCGACCCAAGTCTCGAAAAAGACGCGAAGGCCGTAGTCCCTTACAGCCCCCGCACCAGATTGCATTGCTTCCATTCCACCAACAGTCTCGTTCAGATTCTTGTTGGACTGGACTGATGTTTGTGAGAAAGAGCCGACGAGTTCATCGAGTTCGATGCTCAGTCGGTCTTGCTCTTGATACGATGATCCGGTCACATCGCGGGTATCTACCGTTTGCACGTCCTTTTCAGGATCATTCATCATGACGCCGCCACCTGGCACGTTGCGAATTAACGCATCGAGATCCACTTGGCTGCCACGACGAATGTAGTACCGCTTGTTGAGAACCAACTTCACGTTATCGAGTCGTTGGTTCGCGATGATGTTGATTTCTTCCTGCAGTCCTGCAGATTGCTCAACGTCACCAGCCGGATAGTTCCTAAACGCTTCAATCGTGCTGAAGCCGACCGTGAATGGTCGTTCGCCCCCGCGCAAGTGCGGGAAGGCTTCGGACAACGGAACCGGATCTGTCAATAACAGTTCCGTTCCCATTGTCCAGTACATCACGTCATCACCATTGATGTTGACGATGTTCATGTGCGCCCACAGAGTAGAGTAGGCACTGCTGGCCTGATCGTCAGCAGGGTCTATTCTCTCGCGGCCTTCTCGGGCCTGTCGGGTGCGGTCGTACCATTTGCGCCGGGTTGCCAGCAGATCGCCCATCGCGTACTTGCGCCAAATCGGCTGGCCGGTCTTGCTGTCCTTTTTCTCCATGCGCTCAAGCGCGTCGATCGTGTAGATCGGCATCATGTAGATCAGGTATGGCGACGTGCCGGCGGGATCTCGCCAGTCGCACATCGGATCGAAACGGAAATTCTCAGGTGCAATCAAATCGACAATGAGATCGTCCTTGCGGATCTTCTCTTGTTCGAAGCCCATGAGCGTTCCATCTTCGTCGGTGATGTACTCGCCAGTGGCGGGATCTGTGGCCGCAATGACATCCGTGTCAACGTGATAATCCCAACGCTGCATCGATATGCACAGGCCGTAGACTTGTGTGGACTGGTAGGCGCCAATGACGGTCTGATACCACTTGATCTTCCGATCGAGTCGAAAACTCAAGATCTCTTTGTTGATCGCGGCGCTGGCGATCTGCATTTCGTTGGTTGGATCTTCCGGCTGGATGTCGAGGACATCGAGCGTCGAGAACATCGCCGTTGTCAGCGCGGCCTCGGATGATTTCGTCATTGCTCGAGTTTTTGGTCGGAACACGCGCGAGCGTTTGAAGTTCTTCTTGCGGAATTTTGTTGCCGATCCATGCTCACTGTTGAAGTGAGCGAGGTTGCGTTCCCACACGTTCGTGATGTTGGAATCAAGGTAGTCGGTGCTGGCGCGATAAATCGTCTTGGCAGTCTCGATTAGCTGCTCATCGGACGAAATGTAATCGTTCGCTTCAGCGTCCTTCGGATCTGACTCGACGTTATCCGCCATCGTCGTATGACCACTACGATCGCCGGCAGGAGACTCGCCAGGCGCAAGATCTTGTGGCAGCCGACGATACGGCGCGGTTACTTCAGATTGATTCACATCAGTAGTCATGCAGGCTCCGGTGCGCTGTCGGCCGCGATTACGCTGTCTTGCGCATCACGCGCCAGCGAGTCTAATACTTCAGGATTGATATTGCGATTTCGCGATACGTTGTGCCGCTCAAGGATCTCGCCGGCGCCCATCAGAGCGCGATCGATTAGTTCCTCCATCGTGCGGTTGAGCATCTTGATGTGATAGCCCTTGAAATTGCAGATCGAATCACAGGCGACGATCAGCAGTTGGCCCTCGATGTCAACCATCACCTTCCATTCACGCTGGTTGTACTTCCTCATCAACTCCGTGCCGATCCGCTTCGCGATCCACTGTTCGAGCTTGGCTTTGCGCTCGTCCATCGTGTCAGTGATCTCGATCTCGTTGTAATCCTTCCAGATCGTGTCGAGGCCGCGTTTCGTGTTCGGCAGCAATTGAATGCGCGGATTTGGAGCCAATAAACTCATTTAATTCTCTTTGGTTTGGCCTTTTCAGGCGGCTTCATGGGCGGCCTCGGCAACGGTTTCTTCTCCGCGATAATTTTGTCAACGATCGGCTTTCCTTTCAGACCGCTGTCACGTTTGTATTCGTCTGGTGCGCTCATAGTGCCTCCAACATATCAGTGTCGCTTTTGAAGTGAGTTTCGAGCCGAGCGAGCAGATCCGCCGACATATCCACGGCCAGATCAACAAAGGTCGCGCGTCGTACTCTTGTTTGATTCACATGCCCCAAAGTGTAGCCGGGCAACTCTGCAGCCCATGTCGCCGCAATATCGCTGAAGGGCATCACCTTCGTCGGCAGAAACACGCCGCCGTGCCGGTGAGTTCGCGTCTGCGGCGCCCAATGCGCGTCGTCCTGCACCATCGCCTTGTCAGCGAATGTTCCTATCAGCGATCTGCGCTGTAGTCCCATCGATGTAAGTCGGCCTTTGCCGAAGATCGCGAAGGCGCTGGCAAACTTCTCAAACGGATCTCGCAACCAGAGCAGCACCGGCCATCCTTCATTGCGCCTGGCAAGTGCTTCCTCGACCGTAATCAGGTTCGCGGCGCTGTCGTTATACGCTGGCCGCAACGCCTCGGCCATCGAGTTCGAGCCGGCGCGCTGCGTCGTACAGACAACCTTCTTCAGATCCGTCACTTCGTAGTACCGTGGCTTTGCGAGCTTGCGGTTCATGCTGCTTGCGCCTCCGGCTCGAAATTATCTTCAGGCTCGAAGTAGTTCATGTTCCAGTCGCCGATGTGTTCGGCAAACGTGTACGCGATCGCGTCACCTTCGTCAGGGGAATCGAGGCCACGTTTCTTCATGTCCTGCTTGCGCTCCAAACGCATTTGCTCTTTGTCGTTGAAGCCGTACTCGATGCCGATCATCGCGTTGCGTAGTTCGGCGTCGTTCGGGATGTCCATGCCCTCTTTCATCATGATGCGCATGCGATCCCACATTTCGCATCGTTTGTTCCAATACGTTTCTTTGTCGTCAGGCGTCATGCCGGCGTTTACTTCGATGATGTCGTGTCCAAGCATTCGAAGCCGGTCAACAACTCCAGCTCCAATACCGACAACATCGACAAACGTCGCAGCCGGTTGATACTTTTTGATCGCGGCCACGACTTTGGCTGCCATGTGCATTGTATCGATTTCTCGATACTTGATAAGCTCAATGACCTTTCGGCCTTGTCTAATACATATGACGCTTTTATCCTCGCCAAATCGTGCAACGTCAACTCCGATAACAATAGGTAGCTGGAAGTACGATTCATAAGGAGCATCGTAGAGCATGCAGGTATCGCAAACCTCCGATGAAACGAACTGCATACTTCCTGCTCGCGGAAATTGCCCTTTGATACGAACTCGACAGAAATCACTATCTTCTCCGTAGACCGCGATCTGCTGGTCAAGCTCTTTCTTGTTCGTCATTTTGCAAGTGCGCGAGTCGATCTGGTGACACGTCCAACGCGGATCGTTCGCAAACATGTTGCGGAATTTACCAGTGTTCCGTGTTGGGTTGCCGTAGCAAAAGTGCATGGCGCGCGGATCTGTCATGGCGCCTTCAGATACTTCGTAGATCTGATCGGCGATCGCGGACGCTTCATCGTAAATGATGAGAACGTGCGTACCATGCAACCCGGCGAACGCCTCTGAATTGTGTTCGGTATTCGGCGTTGCCGAACAGAACCAAGTCTCCGGATGCTCTACATGGAAAAACTTGGTCGCAGTCCACTTAAACCAGTGACGGTTCGCCGCGCGCTTGTGCCAGAGAGCTAACTCACGCCAAGTTTTCGTATTTAGCTGAGTCGTTGTATTAGCAGTGATGACTCCATTGAGGTGAGGTCGAGTGGACATGGCCCACAAGATGATCCATGCGACTTCAGCAGACTTGCCAATACCGTGACCGGAAGCGATTGCCTCTCTGATAGTTCCTTCAGGATCGCGGCGAATTGATTGTCGCACTCGATCCATCTGGTCGGCTTGCCATGTGTCTGGGCCATCATGTTCTTCTAGCTCTGTTCCTTTTTCACCCCACGGAAATGAATACATCACCCATCCGAGCGGGTCGTCGTAAAACTGATCCATGTCGTGAACCAGTTGCTTTTCAAATTCCGCTTCCGTTAGCGGCTCGCCTTCAGTCCATTGAACGAATTCGGGTGGAGCGTATTCCTGCTCCGGCATTGCTTCGAATTCTTCAATTTGTAAGGCGACTGATTTCATATGCTAGGCCGGTGTGTGTGCCACTACGCCGGTCGAGAGTGACCACGTTCCGGCTGCGGCGGCTGTATCAGCCCAAACCGGTTGCCCTAACGTCGAATCCCACACCATGCGACCGATATACTTGTCGTCGGTGTTGATGAGATTCGCGATGTCGGCCAACGCTGCAGTCGTTCGCACCGGAAACAATGCGTCCTGAAATTCTGAAGGCTCCGATGTGTACGGTTGTGCCAGTTTCTTCTGATCCAATACGGCCATGCTGTTCCCCTATTCGTTGATAACAAGTTCTGTTTCGTGTTCGAGCGTTGTGCCGTTGCGCTTGGCATGTAACGCCTCAAGACGCTTGCGGCCACCAGTCAAAATTGCTGCATGGTTGACGTTAATGTCGCCCTCATGCAAGTGATGCTTCGTGTCGCCGTAACGACGCGGCGCCCATTTTCCGGACAACCACTTGCGTGAGTCAACCCGCAGTCGAGATCTGTTGATTACTTCATGGTCAGGAACCTCATCGCCGTTCTCCTTCGTTTTCCAGTCGTTCATCGTTTCATCACTGATATCAATGATGTCGTCGGCAAACGATTCCGCCTGCATTTCTCGCGCTTCGTCGTACCACTTCCTGAGCGCCTTGTCCTGCAGCAGCAACCGGTAAAGACTGCCAATGCGCTTGCGCTCGATGCCAACCTTGTCGAACGCCTGGCGTATCGTTGAGCCGATCGCTATCTCGGCCAAAATGTTTTCGATCTCAACCAGCGGCCATTCGCGCCGATTCCAGATCGCCTTCGATTCTCGCAACTGGCCGGCCGCGGCGACGTTGCTGATTAAGAAACTATCGACAGTCGGCATCGTCAATCCAACGCCATGTGCCGCCTCGCCGTGATTGAAACCGTTCGCGACGTTCGCCAAATAATCCTGCCAACGCTTCACCGTCATCTTGCCAGCATTCGGCGTCGGAACCGGCTGGTTGGCGCGCTTCTTACGTGCGCCTGGCGCTCTACGCTGTGGCTTCTCAGACTTCACGTTTCAATAATCTCGTACTCGTCGCCAATGTCCCAATCGTTATCAACGCCATCAGCCAGCGCACCGAACACTTCAGTCGTCGTGTTGCTCGTAATGATCGCTTCCGATCCGTCCGTCAAATTCAACACGCGGTTGCCAGTCTGGTCGTCCACAAACGGCGCGGCAGTATCGATCAACGAAGCAGCATCAGCAAGACCATCGTGCTGACCGTCATACAGCCGGCCTGCGTTCTTAAAAGGATTGTGGTTCGGAAGATCAACGTAAATTCGATCACTGAAACGCAGCGTCGGATATGGCTGCTCCGGCCCGGCGACGTGATGCACTACCGAGCGCATAGAAATGTTTCGTGTCAACGGCTTCCGCCGCATTCGACCGTCAGGAGTAATGCCAGGTTGACTCATCAGAAAGCCCCATCAAGAAGTGATGGAATCGAAGTCAGACACAGTTGACGGCAAAAGTCAAAAAAGAGGGTAATTTCGTGTCGGTAAAAATTACAAAAATTTTTTGAGAAACAACTACATGCGAGTGCATTTTTTGCCGAGAATATCGGACAAAACTGCCAATCTGAAACTGTGGTAGCTCAGATTTGGGGGTAGGTACTGGACGCCGGCTGCGCTTGCCCCCTCGCGACCGATCGCCGCTCTGCACTTTCGATGAGACTCTTTTCAGAATGTTCGTTCTGTTTTTTGCTGGCCGGCTGAACTGGTCAACGGCTGCGGCCGCCAGCACGGGCGCACGGCCGCCGGCCATACGATCGCAACGGCTGCCGGCTTATCGGATGACTGCAGGCCTTGCCGATCGCGTGACCGAGTGCCGGCCCTGAGCCTTAGCACGATACATCCGAGCAACGCGGCCGGCCGGCGATCCGGTGCGCGCGGTTGCGCCAGGTTGCCGCGGCTTGCGCTGGCGTGACCGCGGGGCGCCTGGTCGTGCGCGCTGGCGTTGTTTGTTTGCTGTTTGTTGCTGCAATTGTCCGAGAATCTCGGTAGAATCGACCAATGGCCGGCGGCTATCGCTGGCCCTTTTTGGAGTCTGACGACATGGCAGCACAAGCAAGCGAAGTATCTGC